TAAGAGGATAAATGAAAAAAAATGATAGGTTTCAGTTTGTTATATATCGAGAGAATTATCTAAGTGATATAGAGTGTGATAAATTAATTCAAGCCCTTGATACAGAAGAGTTAAAAGAGGGAGAGTTAGTTGGTGACTACACGGATGGTATCATCAACAAAAATGTAAGACAAACACTCAATATTGATTTTCGTGACGAGAATCTTTTCGTCAAATTAAATAACGCAATAAAATTAGCCAATGAACAATACTTCAATTATGATATTGATAGTATAGATACACTTAGATTCCTAAAGTATGGAATAGGTGGGACTTACAATTGGCATACAGATTATGGTAGACACGAGTGTTCTATGAGAAAACTTACTGCAATTATTCAGTTGAGTGATGGTGAAGATTATGAGGGTGGAGATTTTGAATTTGGACTTACTGATAAAGAGGGTAATGGTTTAATTAAAGGTAACAGAACTAAGGGTTGTTTGATTATCTTTCCTGCTTTCTTATCACATAGAGTTACACCAATAACAAAGGGTAAAAGATACTCAATAATAACTTGGATGGAGGGAGATACATTCCGATGAAAAACTTATATGTACAGATACCACTATTAGATGAGGGACAATGTTTAGGTATTATTAATGAAGTAAATGCCTTTGAGGATATTGTTGGTGGTTGTGTAGTTGATGATTCTGCAGAAGACAGAGAAAATCATATGATTGATTCGGTTAGAAAAACAAAAGAAAGTTATTTGTTAGAACAACCAGGTGATTACAGAAGTAATCCAAAATTAGATTGGAGTTGGTTACAAGATAAGATGTACAATATGGTTAAGATTGTAAATGAACAAGTGTTCAGATTTCATATCAAAGAACCAGAGGGTGAGTTAAAATACATACAATATGACACAAGTGATCATTATACTTGGCATATAGATATGAATCCTACCGATGGACAACAAAGAAAACTTACAGGTATTATTATGTTGAATGATGATTATTTGGGTGGATACTTACAATTTGGTATGAAAGACAAAAGAGAAAGATGGATAACAGTACCAGTTAAAAAAGGGACTATTACTATATTTCCATCGTTTCTATCTCATAGGGTTTCACCCGTACAAAGAGGCCCAAGATATTCAATACAAGAATTTTACATAGGTGATAGTTTTGTCTAAAGTAAAACAGACACACGGAAAGGATTCTATTTATGTTTCAGAAGCCTCATCACATTTAAAAAAGAATCCTAATTTCAGATGGAGTCTTGTTAAAGACAATTTTATAACAGAAGAAGAATGTGAACTTTTGAAAGAACATATTTATGAAAGTTGTAATTTAACGAGTGATGTAAAGCCTGAAGAACGAAATAAATCACTTTGGGATAAATACTATAAAAGTAAAAAAAGTAATGTCTCATTGTATGACAAAGGAGATGATACAGAGTTTCAATGGTTAGTTGATAAAGTATGGACTACCGTAAAAGTAGCCAATCAAGTTTATTGGAAGTATGATATAGATGGACTCAGAAGTGCAATAGGATTGTATTATAATGTTGGAGAAGAACCAGATGGAGAATTACATTCAGATTTTGCAAATGGTGTTGATGGACATCAGGATACAACATTCAAGTTGACAGCATTATTATTTTTAAATGATGACTTCGATGGTGGAGAACTCGAAATTATACAAGGAAAGGTTAAACCAAAAGCTGGAAGTCTACTTATATTTCCATCTTTTGCAGCACATAGAGTTTTAAAGTTTAGTGGAGCGGATAGATATACAGCTGTGTTTGTTATAGAGGGGAATACTTTTGTCTAAAATAGTAATATTATCACATTGGAGAGTTGGTTCAACAAACTTTAAAAAAACATTAGAACAGATTACGGGTGAAGAGTTTTGGAACGAACCTAATTTCAAAAAACACAAGAACACTATTGACTCAATGGGATTTGAAAAGTTTATGGAAAAATCCAAATGGAAAAGTATGAAGTGTGATTATGAAAAAAGTAAAGAATTTTTATCAGAGATTATGGATTATGCTGATATGGTTTTTTTATTGTTGAGAAAGGATGTAGATGCACAAATTCAGTCTTATCGTAATTTATTGGGTGAACACTTAGATAAGAATGAAATTATTAGAGCCACTATTGAGATGGAATCTATAGTTGAAAGACATCCTAATCATAGGATATTATATTACGAAGATATGGTTAACTTTTTAAGTAGGAGAGAAGATGAGGAATTTTGATACAGGATGGATGACAGGACCAGAATATGATTTGACAAGATTAAAGAATGATTTATTTATGGCAGAAACTTATGGTAAGTATGAGGATGGTGCATTTGGACACGCAATATCACTACCTGAAAGTGGTAATGAACATTATAACAATCAACCATATACAGGCATTATAAAAAAGACACCTTACTTTAAAGAGATATACGATAGTTTTAAAACTGAGGTAACATCATTTAGATTGTTAAGAAGAGAGGCAGGAACATCGTATGGTATACACAACGACAGAGATATGGGTGATGACATAGTTAGGTTTCAAATACCAATAAGAACAAATAATGGTTGTTGGTTTGGAGTAACCGATTGTGAAATGGAAGAGGAATATACAGAGGAAAACTCTCACACACTTTATAGATTTAATAAAAAATTTAAACCACGATTTAAAAATTTCAGAATGGAAGCGGGACGCATTCATACATTCAATGTAAGGTTAAATCATAGTATGTTTAACGAGGGTAAAGCTGATAGAGTTACCTTATCAATTGACTTGAAAAAAAATGAGTGGGTTGAAGAATTTCTTTCTGGTTTCAGAAAAAATTAAACTATTTATATATATCAAAAGGTTATTATGTCAAAATCACTATTCGATCATATAAAACAAATCACAAATGTACAGAACACATTGTATTGGGATTCACTTGAAGAGGGAGATGAGAAAACTTGGAGCAATTATATGGTTCATCGTTTTCTTAGTATGAAATCAGATTGGATACAAGTTGTAAATGAAATACAAAGGTATTGGGAATTGAAACCAAAAAATGTATATCAGTTTTATATCGACATAATACCAAGAGGTAGAACATTTCTTCGGTATGTAAAATCAAAGAAGAAGTCAAAAGTTGAGAAGTGGGCTATGGAACATTTAGTAGATTATTTCCAATGTAGTACAAGAGAAGTGGAAGAACACTTAGAGTTATTAACAAAAGAACAAGTCACAACAATCATAATGAGATATGGTGTTGATGACAAGCAACTAAAAAAAATATGGAGCAAGTAAAAATGAGTTTCAAAGAAGTAGAACAATTCTATATGAAAGAAATAGAGTGGGGTGTCAATTCAACAACAAATACCACTTGGGTAAATCACGAGTTTGAAATTGATAGTGTATACTCGGTTCAAGTTAAGTTAGATTATTTACAACGAGTGAATCCAGAAAAGGATATCAATATAAACATTACTTCTTATGGTGGTGATGTATATGCAATGTTGGGGTTAGTGGATGTAATTAGAGGACTACCAGTTAAAGTCAATACACATTGTGTGGGAACTTGTATGAGTGCAGCTGCTGTATTATTAGCTTGTGGTACAGGTACAAGAACTATGACAAAGAATGCTACCGTTATGGTTCACGAGGGTTCAGCATTTGAAGCGGGTAAAACCACCGATGTTATGAAAGGTGTGGATCACTTGAAACAGCTACAGAAAGAAATTAATAAGATAATGTCCGAAGTTACCAACAAGGAAGAAAGGTTTTGGGAACTAACTCAACGAAATGATACATATCTAAATGCCGAACAATGTTTAGAATATGGATTAATTGATAAAATAGCTTGACAAGTATACTAAAAGTTTTGTATATTCAAGTAAATAAATTAGGAGTTTAATATGGTAAAAACCATCAAAGATAATCCTACATCTACAGAACACGAGTATGATGTAATTGAACAGATGGAAAAAGAGTGGCCAGAAATGACTACGGAGTTCAAGAGGATTCAACGAGAACAATATGAATTGTTCTTAAAAAAACAACACGATTATGGGCCAGGTAATATATCGGTAGGTACAAATCTACAAACACCAGATGAGGTTCATTTATCACTTACAGGTTTATGGTTTAGGATGAATGATAAACTACAGAGATTGAAAACATTACTCTTGAGTGGTAGAAAAAATGCAGTAGAGGGTGAACCAATGGAAGATGCTTATTTAGATGTTAGTAATTATGGAATTATGGCAACAATAGTAGGTAGAGGAAAATGGGGAAAATAAGTTATAGTCAATTTGCGAAGTGGGACAAATGTCCTTACACTTGGAAGTTAGATTATGTGGATAAACTCAGTACATTCAAGGGTAACATCTACACATTATTTGGTACTGCAGTTCACGAAACTATTCAGGCATACTTGGTATGTTATTACGAAAGGACTATCAAGGAAGCTGATGAACTACCAATGATTGATATTCTAAAGTATCGATTAGAAGCTAACTACAAGAAAGGTAAGGCAATGCACGGAGATGAGTTTGTAGTTACCAAAGAAGAAATGGTAGAGTTCTACAATGATGGTATCAAAATCATTGAAGAGTTTAAGAAAAGAAAATCAAATCACTTTCCAAAGAAAAATACAGAGTTGGTTGGTATTGAGATTGGATTGTCGTTTGACTTACCAAAGGATATGAAATTCAATGGTTATATGGATGTTGTATTACATAACAAAAATACAGGTCGTATCAAAATCATTGATATCAAAACTGCCACTATGGGTTGGAACAAATACCAAAAGGCAGACAAGAACAAAACCAATCAATTATTATTGTACAAGTATTTTTTCTCACAAGAACGAGATATTCCTATCGATAAAATAGATATTGAATATTTAATATTGAAGAGAAGATTATATGAGAATATGGACTTCCCACAAAAAAGAATACAAACCTTTTCACCAGCGAGTGGAAAACCAAGTATCAATAAGGTTATGAATAGGTTACAAGAGTTCATTGATGAGTGTTATGACGAAGATGGTAAAATTATCGCACACGACTATGAAAAATGTGAAAAACATAAAAAATGTAGACTATGTAAGGATTTATAATGATTACACCAACATTAAGAGTATATTTACCTGATTTTGTAGGTACAGAACAAGAAGAGGAAGTGATTGAAAAAATCACATCATATGGTAATGCAGTACCAAACACCAAGTTATATTTTTGGTTTGATGGTAAAAAGGATAGTGTTGATGTTCAAAAGTTTATTCAAAAGTGGGATAGATTACCACACAATAATTTCAAGACAATAATTCGTACTGAGTTTTTTGATAGACCTTTAGATTTTATTTGGTATGATATTATGCCAAGAGGTTATCAGAGTTGTCAGTATTCAAGATTTAGTTGGGTTTATTCATCTGGTGTAGATGGAGTGTTGAAAGGATTGGATAACTTCAAAGAGACATTTGATTTTGTGAGTGCAGAGAAACCACCAAAAAGAAAACAAAAGAGAAATGATTATGAAGATAGCAATAGTAGGGAGTAGAGGCTATACCAACAAGAGGAAGATAAAAGATTTTATCTTTAAGTTGAAAGAGAAAGTTGGTGAAAATTTAGAGATAGTTAGTGGTGGACAAAAAGATGGGGCTGATGGTTATGCTAAAAAGATATCTTTGGAGTTTGATATTAAGTATAGTGAATTTCCACCACAACACTATCCACATAATATACATTGTGTAAAAGAATCATTTAGTTATGGTAAACCATATAGAGTGTGGAATTATTTTAAAAGAAACAAGGAAATAGTTGAGTATAGTGATTCAATTGTTGCTTTCATACCAGATGGAGTAGAATCTAAGGGTACAATGGACACAATTGGACACGCAAAAAAGTTATCAAAAAAGTACATTATTATTGATTAGTTATATATTTATATATGTATATACAATAATATGAGGAACAGTTATGAGTGATGTAAAATTAACTTCGGTTAAATTAATATCGGAGTTGTATAAAAAATTTAAAAACGAAACAATCGAAAGTGAGTTCTCACTGCAAAAGTTAGTGAATAGAACCATAGATAAATTCGTATACGATGAAGACTTTAGAGATATAATACTGAAACACGAGAATCTTCATCAAAGTGGAAGTAAATTTTAAGAGAAACGAAAAGGTTATAAATGTCAAAGTTAAAGTTACCAAAGTTACAATCAGTACAAGTCAAGGATAAATTATTCAGAAAGAAGAAAAAGATATTACTATTGTCAGATGATTTGCGTATGTCAAGTGGTGTTGGTACAATGTCGAAAGAAATTGTAATGGGAACACTTGATAAGTTTGATTGGGTTCAAATAGGTGGTGCAATAAAACATCCTGATGAGGGTAAGATTTTCGATTTAAATGATTCTGTTAGAAAAGAAACTGGAATACAAGATGCTTCAGTAAAGGTTATTCCTGTTAGTGGATATGGTAATCCTGATTTAGTCAGACAAGTAATTAAAGAAGAGAAGATTGATGCAATCTTACACTACACCGACCCGAGATTTTGGATTTGGTTATATCAGATGGAACACGAAATCAGACAACACATTCCTATATTCTATTATAATATATGGGATGATTTTCCAGCACCTAAATATAATCAAAACTACTATGAGAGTTGTGACTTGATTATGAACATTTCAAAACAAACTGTGGCTATTGTGGATGAAGTTTGTGAAAGAAAACCAAGAACCGATTGGGATTCTACTTATGTACCACACGGAATTGATGAGGATAAATATTATCCAGTTACAGAAGAAAAAGAACTTTTAGAGATGAAAAAGTTCAAACAAGAATTATTGAATAACAAACCTACAGATTTTGTATTACTTTATGTTAATAGAAATATTCGTAGAAAGATGGTTGGTGATTGTGTTCTTGCATTCAAGGACTTTGTAAATTCATTACCACCAGAAAAGAGAGATAGAGTAACTTATGTTATGCATACTCAACCTATTGATGACAATGGTACAGATATACCTGCAGTCATCGAGGCCGTTGCACCTGAGTGTAATGTAGTTTTCTCATACAAGAAGTTGGATCCTCAACAGATGAATTGGTTGTATAATATTGCTGATGTGACAATGAATCTTGCAAGTAACGAGGGATTTGGATTGGGTACTTGTGAATCATTGATGGCAGGAACACCAATCATTGTAAATGTTACGGGTGGACTACAAGACCAGTGTGGTTTCAAAGTCAACGATAAGTTATTAACTTCAGAGGATTATAAAGAATTAAAATCACTACACGATTGGAAGAAGTGGGAACACAATGAGGAACTAACTTGGGGTGAGTGGGTAAAACCAGTATGGCCTAAGACTCGTTCTTTAATGGGTTCAGTTCCAACACCATATATTTTCGATGACAGATGTGATTGGGAAGATGCAGGAAATGCCATAAAACAATGGTATGAAATGGATGAAGATGAAAGAAGAAGATGTGGTATCAAAGGACATTATTTCGTGAAGAGTGATGATAGTATGATGAGTGCTAAAGCGATGTGTAAGAATTTCGAGGAACATATGGATAGAGCTTGGGAAAAATGGACACCACGAAAGAGAATAAATATTTACAAGGGATAGGAGAATAAGATGCCAAGAACCAAAGGAAAACAAAGTAGTAGAAAACCAAGAAAAACTACAGACAGAAGAACAAGGACTCGAAGAAAAAAAGAGAATCCATTCTTAGTTGCTGTAATTAACGGAATGAAAAAGTTCTTAGAATCACCATTTAAGTAGAGGATGAAATGAGTAAACCATTAGTATTAGTAACCGCACCTGTTGCAACAAGAAGTGGATATGGAAATCATTCACGAGATATTGTTAGGGCTCTACTTGATTTAGACAAGTATGAAGTAAAGATAAATGCCGTTAGATGGGGTAATACACCATTAAGTGCGTTAGAAGATGGTAATCCAATACACGATAAAATAAAAGAGTGTATTTTACCACAACCAAGTCTACCAAGACAACCTGATTTACATATACATCTTGTAGTTCCAAATGAATTTCAACCATTAGGTAAAAAGAATGTTGGATTTACGGCTGGAATAGAGACAACCGTACCACCACCTTATTGGATAGAGGGTGTGAATCGTATGGACTTAGTGATATGTACTTCACAATTTTCAAAACAAGGACTTGAAGTTGCTGAGTTTGAATCACAGAACCAACAAGGACAGAAAGGCCCTATGTTGAAGGCAACAAAACCATTTGATGTTTTGTTTGAGGGAGTCGATACTGATGTTTACAAACCTACGAGAGAATTTGATGGTGAGATAAAGGAAACATTTGACTCGATAGATTCTGATTGGAATTACTTATTTACAGGTCATTGGTTGGCTGGTAATATGGGTGAGGATAGAAAAGACATCGGAATGATGTTGAAAGTATTCTTCGAAACATTCAAGAACAAGAAAAAACAACCAGGTTTAATTTTAAAGACAAGTGGTGCTACATTTTCTGTTATGGATAGGGAAGAGATACTTGATAAGATTCGTGTTATCAAAAAGGATGTACCTGGTAAATTACCACCTGTTTATTTAATACACGGTGATTTAACCGATGAACAAATGAATCAAATGTACAATCATCCAAAAGTAAAAGCTCATCTTTCGTTTACTCACGGAGAGGGATTTGGTAGACCTTTATTAGAGGCTTGTCAGAGTGGTAAACCTGTAATTGCTAGTGGATGGAGTGGACAGATGGATTTCTTGAATCCAAATTACGCAA